GACCTTCTGGGTGTAAGGGTGCTGGAGACCTTCAAGGCATCGTGACCACGAACCCGAAAGGGAGGGCATGCGGAAAACTGTTCCGTCCGGCGCATCATGCAGGCTGATAGGCTCCAGGTCGGGTTTGTCCGCAAGCTTGAGGGCAGTACTGACAGCGCGTTGGATGTGGTCAGGGAACAGGCTCTGTTCGCGTCGCGTTTCGCTCAGACGATCGTGAAGCTTTGCCACGCGATCACGCAGATCTCGTTCAGCTTTCACGAAGCGGCGAGATTTCTCCATCCTAGCTTCCGCGGCGCGCGTATCCAGGTCTCTGCGGCGGCCCTCAAGTAAATCGGGCAGCTGTGGCGTAATAACGGGATTTACGCTGCCCATATCGGCCCGCATCGCATCAAGCTTTCGCAGAGCGCGCAAAATGTCATCACCATGTCCGCCCTCGGCATCCACGGGGTGCCAGATGACGACCTCACTGGCTCTCTGTCCGTGGCGATCGATACGACCGTTACGCTGCTCCATGACGTTTGGGTTGTAGGGTATCTCGAGGTGGATCATCAGATGACAATGGTTCTGAAGGTCGATGCCTTCGGAAGCTGCATCCGTCGCCAACAGAATTCTGACGGGAGAAACCGACGGGCTGGCCTGAAACGCAGCCTTTACGTCCTCTCGTTCCTTGGGATCCATACCCCCATAGATCAAGGCCAGCCGGTCGCCACCAAAGCCATTGGCGACCAATATCTCCTGCATCCATTGCTGCGTCGCACGGTATTCCGTGAAGAGGATCACGCGCTCGTCAGTCCAGCTATCACCTTCGCGCAGATGCTCGGTAAGCCATTTTAGGATGGCTTCAGATTTGGCGTCTGAGCGTCGAGCTGCTTGCTGTGCCCACGATCGAAGTCCACCGAGCATTTGGCGCTCTTCGCCATTGGGCGGACGAATGTGCTTGCCAGCTTCTTCGATCGCCTCCGCTTCGGCTGCATCGCGTTGAGCGTCGTCGGCGTAGTTTTCTTCGGTTTTCGAAATGGCACGCCTAAGAATCCGATCATCGAATTTCTTCCTGCCATTCTCTGCGCGTCGATGTCCCTCAATAGTTGCGATGTGACGTTCGAGTGTGGCGGCGAATGCGGCTGGACAGGAAGACAATCGCTTCCTAAACAGCTGATGCACAAAATGATCAACTGCTCGGCCGTCCTCTGCTGAGCCCTCTCGTGCTTTAATGAATTCTTCGAGCTTTTGGCGCGCATCCCGCTCCTCACTAGAATACTCGATAGGCAAAGGTTCCAGTCGGCGTTTTGGATAGAGCGGTTTTCCATTTGCATCGACTAGGTCGCTCTTGAGCCGCCGAACCATGACCCGCGCGAGTTGCTGATCACTGGGCAGCACGTTTCGGGCAAAGCGTTGGTCATCCAGTAGTTCCAATAGCGCCGTGAAGGATTCCGTGTAGCCGTCGTGCGGCGTTGCAGTGAGAAAAAGCTTATGCTGGAAATGAGGTGCCGCAAGACGGACCAGTCGTGTTCGCAGGCTTTCCACGGCATAACGGCCGACCGTGGGGGAGATGTTATGTGCTTCATCGATAATCAGTAGATCGAATTTTCGAGGATGGCTCACGTGCGGAGGTAGAGCATCTCTCAAGAGCCGCAAACCTTCGCCTTGTTTTGCCCAATCCATTGATGTAATGAGACGAGGAAATGAAGTCCAGGGGTTGGCGTGCAGGCCACGCTCCCGTCGCAAGTTTTTTACATATTCGGTGTCTACGATCCGAAACTCGAGCCCGAATTTCTCCTGCATCTCGGCTCGCCATTTTTCCTGTAGGGAGGCGGGGCACAAGACAAGAACGGTCCTGGCTCGATGCCGGAGCAACATCTCTTGAACGACTAGACCAGCCTCAATGGTTTTGCCGAGGCCCACGTCATCTGCAATCAGGAGATTTGTGCGCGCCATGTCGATCGCACGCACAAGGGGATCAAGCTGAAAGTCCTCGATGCTGACGCCGCTGCGGAATGGGGCTTGAAGATAACCGCGATCTGCATTGGTGGCAGCACCCCAAACGACTGCGTCGAGAAACGCCTGCAATGTCTGCGCGTCGTCCAGCCCAGTCATGCTTGGGAGCCCTGCGCGTTCAATCACATGCGCGCCAGGTTCAAGCTCCCATAAGACTTCGATCTCTTCGCCGAGTGAATCTTCATCGATTGATGCGAGGCGGACGAGGTGTTGTTTTGCTCGTCCGGGGGCGATTGCGCCTGCGTTAATTTCGGATGCGATCCATTGCCGACGCCTGACTTCGACGAGTTGGCCCGGTTCAGGTGCGGTGCCATGAGTGATTTCCGATGTGATTTCATCAGCAGTTATCGACATGCGCCGGTTCCATTCTTCTTCGTTGACAGGATCAGTTCTAAGATGCGGTCAGCGGCACCGTTTGCTTCCTCATGTTCCCAAATTCTGATGACTCGCCAGCCAAGTTCGGACAGACTTCGGTCTGTATCAGCGTCCCGCGAACGATTTGCTTCAATCTTTTCTCGCCAGAGTTCAGCATTGCTCTTGTGCCACGATGCATGTTCAGGGCAGCCATGCCAAAAACAGCCGTCAACGAATACAGCAACTCGTGCAGAGACAAAGACAACGTCTGCGACCCTTCGGGACTTTGTTAGTAATGGAACCTGCAATAGATAGCGCAGCCCTCTGGAGAGCAGAGCCCTCCGAAGCTCTACTTCACATCGCGTGCCTTTCTGCCGCACGCGTGCCATTCTGTGGCTGGCCTCATGCGACGAGGGGCTTGCGTTCACCATCTTTCGAGGCTCTCTCCTTATTGCCAAGACCTGCTTGATACATTGCGCCGAGGTGCTGGTTGATGCTTTGACCTATCACCTCACCAAGCGTTACAGGGACTGCGTTGCCTATCATTCGACCCAACGACTTGAAGTGAATGGGTGCGCCGTCTGGGACAAACGAATATGAAGTTGGGAAGCCCTGCAGAATTGCTCCTTCTCGTAACGAAATCGCACGCTCTTGATCTGGGTGCCCGAACCTGCCGTTACCGAACCCGTAATATTGAGTAGTCAAAGTGGGAGAGGGGGAGTCCCATTCCATTCGCCCGTAAACGCCTGGATAGGTCCGACCAGTCTCTTTGCGATGGCATGCTGCGACCAGGTGTTCAGGCCAGTCCCTCCAAGTTCCGCCCGGCCGCGATGCTCGTATTCGCTCCACGTTCAGAAGGGACAACTTGGATGCGGCATGCATGGCATCGGAGTGAAAGGCATCTCCGTTTGAAAGAGGAGGGAGCCCGCCAATTGCGTCTCGCACGGTTCGTCTATTTCCAGGTTCGGGCGCGACGATTTCAATCGGCCCCAGTCTCGAGGCGAGCAGCACCATACGCCGTCTGGTCTGAGGGAGGCCGTACTTCGTGCAGTCGACCACGCTCCGATAGACATGGTATCCCTGGTCCATCAGCGAGTTTGCGAAATCGTCGAAAACCGCATGCTTGGCGACAGTGGGGACGTTTTCCATTGTCACTATTTGGGGCAGCGTTTCTTTGACGAGGCGGTCGAATTGGTAAAGCAGACCCCAGCGGGGGCTGCTCAACACATCATACCTCTGAGAGTAGGTCGAAAAGGGTTGGCAAGGAGCGCAGCCCGCCAGAACCCTGATTTCGCTCTTCCCGTGCAGAGCGTTCAGCTGTTCACCCGAAATCTTGCTGACGTCTTCCTTTATGAATTTTGCGGCGTTGTTGAATTCGAATGGATGACGACAGCTTTCTTCAACGTCGACACCTGCGACGACATCAATTCCCTCTTTTTGCAGGCCATGGGTCAGGCCCCCGGCACCACAAAAAAGGTCAATGCATGTCACGTCCTTCATTCTTGTTCTAACTCCTCAAACGTTTTTGGCCTCACGCCTTGAATTCATCTCCAGCCTTGCCGTTCCTGACCCATTCATCGACCTCATCAGTCTTGAACTTCCAAAGCCTGCCAACCTTGTGCGCAGGCATTTCGCGTTTGGATATCCATCCATAAACCGTGTCTTTGCTGACACCGAGGTAGTCTGCGATCTCCTCAACGGAGAGCCATCGATCGGTCATGGTGCGGCCCTTCCAGGTCCAGCCTACTTACCTTGGCGCAAGCTTTACACTCTACTTCGCTTGAGTAAACCGGAATAAGTGGGATTAAGGCAGATCTTGCCGAGTCTGGGGGGGTCGCGCCGAAAGCGGGAGGGCGAGCGTTGCTACTAATTGGGCCAAGAGGCTATAGCTGGTCGGTCTCGTCCGCCCTGATTGCTCAGGAGACGACACCAGCCGACACTGGCACGGGAGAGAGTTGGGTGCCAGGTTGGCTCCCTCCGCCATAATATCGTGCAAGATATTGTTTTTAATAGATAATATCAAAATCTTCATTGACTACGCCTTTACCTACCCGCCATTGCCGCAAAGCTTGATAAGCGCAGCTTTAGGAACCTCCGATTTGCGCAGTTCACCAACCTCGAACCAGTAGCATGTCAGCACGTCTGCATTATTGTGCGACTCTTTTCCCGCCGTCATATGCCGCCCGCCTGATTTCAGTTGCACAATATCGCCCGATTGAATTTCGATACTCATGTTCATTCCTTCCAATCCACCAGTTTAAGCGCCATCGCCGGATCGACGCCCAGTTCCTTCGCCTCGCCAAGTGCCTTGATAATCGCCCCAAGGCTTCGCGCCCGCCCGCCTGCGTCGAAAGCCTGTAGCGGCCTCATCACGTCCAGCTTGACCGCCCAGCCCAGCTTCTCACTGGCCTCTTGCCCGATCATCGCGGCAATCGGCATGAGCGCCCATTGTGCAAGGTGCCGTTGCGCCTCTCGCACCAGCGGCCCCGTGGTGACGGGATTGCTCAGACCGGGCAGAACCCCGAACGCCATTTCGATGCCGGATCTCGCCGCCGCCCATGTCTCGCGGGTCATTGCCTTGGACAGATCCGGCGTCACATCGCTGGCCTTCCAGTCTTGCACAGGGGCAGGCCCGCCCGCCGCCTGGACGTTCACACTCTCGCGGATCAGGACGCGGCCACGGGTGCCTCGAAAGCCCCGCGCCAGCGTTTCCATGTCGGTTTCCGGCGATTCAGGGAACGGCACGATTGACGTGCCAAGCGGTGCGATTGCGTAGATCTCGCCAAGGGCTGTTTCCAGCGTATGCAGCAGGCCAGCGGTCAGCCGCGCGCGCCGCAGGGGTGCGGTGCCGACATAGGGCATGGACATTTCTGAGCCTACGCGAAAGTGCAGCACCTCCGCCGCTAGGACCGTCATAGAGCGCCCGCCGCCCGTGTCAGGAACCCCCACGCGGTAGGCGGTAGGCTTGGAAAAGCGGGTGGTCAGATCCCAATCCGAACAAGGCAACAGCCCATCATCGCCAATGACGAACACAGCTTCCCCCCTGAGCGCCAAGGCGCGCGCAGACAGGGCCAAGTGGAACGGGGTCAGCAGGTCGGTGCCGGATACGTCCGCAAGGGTCAGACCCCCCTCCCACAGACCCACACAGGCTTGCACGGTGCCAGTGAGTTCCGCCAAGCCCTCCACGCCGCCGATGTAGTCAGCCCGCGCCGCCATCACTTGCGCCGTGTACCCGGTGCCGCTCGAGCGGGTTTCAATCTCGGGCTCTTTTTTCTTAAACGGCCACATATCACGCCCTCCGATAGTTGCGCAGCAGATCCGCCGCGCCTGAGTGTTGCATTGCCCGCGCTATCCAAGTCGGCGCGCGGTCCAGTGTTTCCTCGATAGGCCCGATTGACACAGACGTACTGGACGCCCCTGCCGTGCCGGGGTCCGCAGCGAGATATTCAGCCAAGCGCCGGAACGCCTCAGAGACAGGGGCAGGCACAAACCCGGCCCCGACTCGCGCAGTGATCCGGTATGTTCCAGAGGCAGGCAGGCAGACGCCTAGCGGCCCCTCAGGCAGAGTTACGTCCTCCCATGCCGTCCCGGTCCATAGGTGCGCCTCAGAGGACACCACAGGCACAAGGCGCGGGTGCCAGTCATCGCCACCATCCCCTAACAGGGTCCAGACAACCTCACGGGGGGCAAAGCGGTGCGCGGTGTAGCCCTCTATTCTTGCCCAGATCATCGCCGGGTCCAGCGCCGCCGCCGCGACAGACAGGCCCGATGGTGACGGGGGATAGTCCGCAGGGGTGGCCTCATATTGCTTTAGAACGTCAATCATCGCGGATACCTCCTACGGCTTGGCAAGAACACGCGCGCCACCGGATCCGGTGCCCAGTTGCGTTGTTCAATTTGAGTTTCGGGATAGGCCGGACGGGTCACGATGCTCATTTCGTACAAAAGCGCCGCAAGCACGGTCCTGATAATGGCATTATGCGCGCCGTTATCAGGGTCCATGCCTTCATCCTCGATCTTCTCAGGCTCAGGAACGGCCCGCTTTGGGGGCAGTCGAAAGCCCGGACTAATCCCGATTGCCAGCCCCGCCGCAACAGCCGCAAGAATGTCTTTCACATATGACACCTCTTGCATTTCTTCGGTGATGGTCGCGGTGAAGGTGACGGCCTCAGGCGTATCTCGAATATCCAGCGTGCCAGAGCGCACAGACGCCAGAGGCTTGCCGTAGTCGTGACCAGACAGCAGATGAATGTCTTTCTTGCCGCCATGCTCCGATGGTGTGTTGATACGGTAGGCAAAGGCGCGCGGCGCAATCACCTCTTTTTTCGGCCGCCCGGTGCGGCCCCCATCACTGAGGACCGCCCGTTGGCCGTAGGGAAAAGAGCCTTGCAACGCCAGCGCGCCGGATGCTCTCTTGCGGAGTTCAAGCCCGCCGCCTGCAAAGCCCTCCAGCATCTTACTGGATGCCTGTCAGGACACGCGATTGCACCGCGCGGCTGATTGTCGTGTCCATTGTGGACAGTGCCGTCAGACGAAGCCCGCCAGATTGTGCATCTGCATAAGGGTCGCGGATCAGATCGACAGCACCCCACAAACCCACGAACACAGGGGCCACGCCGCCCGCCGAGGTGGTCATCAGCGCCTTGGTTTCCATCGGATCACCGGACGGTGCAGGCAAAGCGTTGTGCGACATTACGACAGCGCCAAGCGCCTCAGTCAGGCGGTCATACTCGAATTTATGGCCGCCTGTACTTACCAGAACGCCGTCCATGTAGTCCCAAACCTCAGGGCGGATCAGCAGGCGCACATCGCCGGGACCGTTTGCGGCATTGGCGATGATAAACTGCACCACCTCAGAGCGAAACGCCGCCCATGTTGCCGCCGCATCCACCGCGCTTTCGACTATGCCCCATGCAGCCGCGCCCGTAAAAATGCCCGAAGGTTCGCCGCCCGCGCCCGATCCATTGAAGATTGCCCGGTCCATTTCCTGAGACATAGCCCCGTTCATATCGCGCCGGATCGCCTGTTCCAGAGCCGCGCCCGATTGCTTGAGCGTCTTGCGGGTGATCCGCATCTGAATGCCCAGAGTGTGATCAGGCGACAGCGGACGGTCCAGAGTGGTATAGGCGGACGGCCCCGGCACGTTGCCTGTCTCCGATGCCTGCCAACCTGCCGTGATCGCGGACGTGGTGACGGGTGTTTCCGCCTCGCCACTGCCGATGTTGATCATCTGGACGCCCATCTGAGCCGCGACAGACGCCGGGAACAGACGTTCAATCAAGGGACGGGTCGCAATCGGGTTCGGTGTGCCGCTGGCGATGGTCTCCCCGGCGCGCGTTTCCAGTGCAGCATATGGCACAGGAACCCCGCGATAGCCGCCTTTGCTGCGCAGTTCGGCCACGATCTCCGCCGTTTGCCCGTCCATTGCGCGGCCTTCGTCCAGAGACAAGGCAACCTGCCGCATCTCGAAAGCGCCCATGATCTCGGTCCATTCCTTTTCAGAGCGGGTTTCGAGTTCGGCCCCGGCGTCCCGGCGTTCTTCGTCCTCAGAGATAAGCGCCGCGCGATACTGCACTTCCTTGGCGCGATACTCGGTATCCAGTTCGCCCATCTTGCGGGTTTCGTCCTCAGACGGCTTTTCGATGTTCGCCAGTTCCGACAGCGATTGACGGATTTCGGAACGTCGCAGTTCCAGCTTTTTAGATGTCAGCATTTGTTTTTCCTTTCATGCTCGACAGGAGGTCACGCCATTCTTGGCGCTTTGGACTGAGGGGCTTGTGGCCAACCTCAATTCGGGTTTTCCGGGCATGGCAACGGCCACACAGGCATTGCAGATTGCCCAGAGAATAGGAAAGTTCGGGGTGCGTCTTGACCGGGTGAATGTGATCCACTTCCAGCCGCCGCCGTTCGCCACACTGGACACATTTCCAGCCGTCACGATCTAGCGCCTGCATCCGCAGAGCCTTCCAGCGCATCCCGCGCGTCACCTTGGCAGAGTGCCGCTTGTATTCGTCGCGCAGCCTGCTCATGCCGTCACCTGCATGTCGTAACAGATCGTCACGCCGTCCGGCCCAAGGATGCCAACGCGCTTAATCTGGTATGTCTTGCCGCCGATCATCAGCGTGTCAGACTTCAAGGGCACCGCATCTGCCACGGCCATGAACACGCGCAGGTCAGATACGCCAATCAAGGTGCCGTCCATGTCCTCGATGCTGTATTCTGTCACTGCGACAGTGACCGGGAAAAGCTGCGGCGTGTTCGCCGGATCAGCCGGTTCGTCCCACGGATTTTGCGGTTCGTCCGGTTCGGTCGAAGGCTTCACCAGCGTTGCCGCCTGCCCGAAACGCCGGATCAATTTCGTGGCCGTTGTGGTCATCCCCATGCGATGCGCCCTCCTTTATGTTGTGATCTGCCGACGATCCGCGCACCCTCAGCGACGGCGATCACCGTGGCCGATGCCGCATCAATCCGGCCCGTGGACCGGGCTTTCGCCAGTTTGAGATTGTTTGAGGGGTCACGCAGGGTGACAGCATCCGCGAA